TGTATGCATGAGGCACAAATGCATACTAGTAATTGTTTTATTACTTTGACTTATGCTCCGGAATACATTACGGAAGCTAAGGATTTGTCTTTGAATTATGAACACTTTCAGCTTTTTATGAAAAGACTTAGGAAGCGTTTTACAGGTAAAACGATTCGTTTTTATATGGCAGGTGAATATGGTGAGCTTAGGGATCGTCCTCATTTCCATGCTTGTATCTTTGGTCTTGATTTTGAAGATAAGAAGTTTCTCCAAAGAACGCAGACTGGGTCTATCTTATATACGTCAAAAATACTTGAAGAGCTTTGGCCGTTTGGCTATAGCTCTGTTGGTGATGTTAATTTTGAATCTGCTGCTTATGTTGCGCGATATATTATGAAGAAAGTTAATGGTAAACCCCGATTAACTGAAGATGGTCAATTTATTGATCCTATGGCGCATTATGAATATTGTGATATAGAGACTGGTGAATTAATTCAGCGTCAGCCTGAATTTAATAAGATGTCTTTGAAGCCCGGTATCGGGCAGTCTTGGTTTGATAAGTACATTTCGGACGTATATCCGTCCGATTCGGTTGTGGTGCGTGGCAAAAAGTGCCGTCCACCACGTTTTTATGATGGTAAGTTTAAAAAATTGTTTCCTGAGGAGTTTGATGCGATACAATTTAAGAGAGAGTTAGAAGGTCGCTCTCGATATGAAGATAACACTTTACAGCGTTTGGCAGTAAAGGAAAAGGTCGCTTTGGCTAAGTTATCGCTTTTAAAACGTAAGATTTAAAGGAGTTTTTTATGAAGATGGTTATTGTTTCTATTCTTGATACTGCAGCAGGTGCTTATGGTCGTCCTGCTTTTGTTGCTTCTGAGGGTGTTGCTATTCGTCAATTTCAAGACGAAGTAAATCGCAGACATGAGGACAACCAGTTGTATAAGCATCCTGATGATTTTCAGTTGTACTATATTGGTACTTTTGATGATAATTCTGGTGGTATGGATTTATTAGCTAGTCCTAAGCTAATAAGTCGTGCTAAAGATGTCATGATTCGTGATGATGATAGTAAGTTAGGCGATTATTAAGTTTTTTATTAACCGGTCTATTTGGAAACAAATAGATCGGAATTTTTCGGGAGAGTAAAATGCACCGCAATAAGTCCGTAAGTTCTCATTCATTTGCTATGGTTCCTAAGGCGGATATTCCCCGCTCTAGTTTTGATACGCAATATGTTCATAAGACCACTTTTGATAGTGGTTATCTAGTTCCTATCTACTGTGATGAAGTTCTTCCTGGTGATATGCACAACGTTAAGGCAACCATGTTTGCTCGTTTGGCTACTCCGTTATTTCCTGTTATGGATAATCTTCATCTTGATACTTTTTTCTTTTTCGTACCTAACCGTTTAGTTTGGTCGAATTGGGTTAAGTTTATGGGTGAGCAAACTAACCCTGGTGATTCTATTTCTTATGTTATTCCGCAAATTACTTCGCCGGCTGGCGGTTATGCGGTTGGTTCTATTTTTGACCATTTCGGTTTACCGACTGCGGGTCAAATTACAGGTTCTAATACTGTTACGCACAATGCATTGCCTTTACGTGCGTTTAATTTAATTTACAACGAGTGGTTTAGAGATGAAAATCTCCAAAATTCTTTGGTTGTAAATACTGGTGATTCCGGTGATGACGTTACTGATTATTCATTAGTACGTCGTGGTAAGCGTAAAGATTATTTTACTGGTGCTTTGCCTTGGCCTCAGAAAGGTGAGGCCGTATCGTTACCGTTAGGTACTTCTGCTCCTATTAGTATTACTACTTCTAATACTGGTATTGCATTTCCTACTGTTACTGATTCTCAAGGATCTGTTCGTGGTTTAAAAACAGGTGTTGGTGCAGGTTCTGATCAGTATGAAGTTTATGCAACTCTTACTCATAATGGCACTCCTGGTGGTGCTTTGTATGCTGATTTAAGTGATGCTACTGCTGCAACTATTAATCAGTTGCGTCAGTCTTTTCAAATTCAACGTTTGTTAGAGCGTGATGCTCGTGGTGGTACACGTTATACAGAATTGTTACGTGCTCATTTTGGTGTTACTCCTCAAGATTATCGTTTACAACGTCCTGAATATATTGGTGGAGGTTCTACTTATGTCAACGTCAATCCTATTGCTCAAACAAGTGCAACTTCGCTTACTGGTGGTTCTACTCCGCTTGGTAACTTGGCTGCAATGGGTACTGCGTTGGCTAGCGGACATGGTTTTACGTACCATGCTCAAGAACATGGGTACATAATTGGATTGTGTAATGTACGTGCTGATTTAACTTATCAGCAAGGTTTACCTAAGATGTGGTCTCGTGAGACCCGTTATGACTTTTATTTCCCTGTATTTGCTCATTTAGGTGAGCAGGCTATTCTCAATAAAGAGATTTATGTTACTGGTACGTCTACTGATGATGATGTGTTTGGTTATCAAGAACGTTGGGCTGAGTATCGTTATAAGCCAAGTCAGATTACTGGTTTATTCAAGTCTACTTCTGCAGGCACTATTGATGCTTGGCATTATGCTCAGAAATTCACTTCCCTCCCAACTTTGAATAGTACTTTTATTCAGGAGACTCCTCCTGTTGAGCGTACTACTGCCGTTGGTTCTGCTGCTAATGGTCAGCAGTTTCTAATGGATTGTTTCTTTGATTGTAAGATGGCTCGTCCTATGCCTATGTACTCTGTACCTGGCTTAATCGATCATTTCTAATAATTATTCCTCCCCTGAATAAGGGGAGGCAACAACCGGAGGGCGTTAGCATGGATTTTGGTTCATTTGATTTTGTCAGTCCTGCTATTTCTATTTGGAATGCAGAGCAAAATCGTGGTTTACAAGCCGATATTGCTAGTGGTAATTGGAATCAAGCTGATGTCAATAGGTCGTGGCAGACAGAAATGTCTAACACGCAGTATCAGCGTATGGTTAAGGACTTAAATGCAGCTGGGTTAAGTCCTATGTTGGCTTATTCTAAAGGCGGTGGTTCTGTGCCGTCTGGTAGTGCTGGTAGTGCTGGTGCTAGTGGTTCTTCTATTGAAACCCCTCAAATTGGTCAAACCAGTTTGAGGGCTGCGCAAGCTGAAGCTGCTCGTGAGCAGGCTGAAGTCGCAAGGTCTACTACTATTGTTAATGCTGCCAGTGCTGAAAAGTTAAGGGCAGAGACTGCTAACATTAATCAGGATACTGAAAATAAGCGTTTGTTTCCTTCATTAAATCAAGCTAATGTATCCGAATTAGAGGCTCGGGCCGGGCAGCATGGTGCTAGTGCTTCTCAATTGATGGAGGTTATTAAGAATTTAACGCAAGAGCGTAAATTAAATGAACCTCGAGAAGAATTTATTAAAGAGAATCCTAATATTTCTAAGTATATGCATCCTATTCAAGAGTCATTACGTACTATATTTGAAGGTTTAGGTTTATTGCGTGGCACTTCTGCCATGCCTAATGTTATGAAGATGCAGAAAGGTAGATAATGACTAAGAAGGTATTTGTTCGTAATCCTTATAATTACGATATGGAAGAGGTTTCCCAGGAAACCGGTCTAAAGTGTGAGGACAAAAGTCTCGCACAACAACACATGAAGGATGAATGTGATATCAATATTATTGTTGAGCGTTTTGGCGTTACTGGTAGAGTACCTGTAACGTCATTTGAGCCGTCTTACGGCGATTTTTCAGGTGTTGGTGACTACCACACCGCATTAAATAAAATTAACGCCACTATGGAGCAATTTATGACCTTGCCTGCCAAGGTTCGTGCCAAGTTTGATCACGACCCTTACCAATTGGTTAATTTTCTTATGGATGAAGCCAATCGCTCTGAAGCGATTGAGCTTGGTTTGATTAATGGTGAATACACTGCTAAAGTGGTATCACCAGAGGCGGCAGAATTGCCGAAGGATCCGGCGTAAGCCGGAAGCACAGTTACTTTACTTGATGTAACTGTGCTAGGTGACACCAATACTAATCTTTTACTACGGAGTGCTACGATGAAAACATTACACAGAAAACCAATGAGCAAGCATGGCGCAGCGAAAAAATTTCGTCGTGGCGTAAGCAAGACGAAGGCATTAAATATGCGTAGTTCTCCACAACGTGGTGGTTTTAGGTTGTAAGAGATGGCGTGTTATAAGCCGTTAACGGCTTATCAATGCGCTGACAAATCTATAATTTGGCGTGAAATACCGGGTGCTGACGTAGTCCGCACCCTATCGTTGCCTTGTGGACAGTGTGTTGGTTGTCGCCTTGAACGCTCACGTCAGTGGGCGGTCAGATGTATGCATGAGGCACAAATGCATACTAGTAATTGTTTTATTACTTTGACTTATG